ATGAAAAAATATGATGATGTAATTAATATCGCTGAAGAAATTTATAATCATTTTAGTAAGATTTCTAAACAAGAGGCAAGAAATGCAACTGAAACTTGGGACATTAGTGAGGCACGTAGTCAATCGGGTACATTAGCTTTAAATTTAGAAACTATTGCCAAAAATATTGATAACTATTCTTACGAAGAAATCAGTAAAATGCTTTATTCTATTTCAAAAGCTCAAAGAGAAATATTTAAGTTAATATAAAAAAACAGTAAAAGGCATCTATTTTATAATTTATAGGTGTCTTTTACTATTAAGCAATTACTGCAATAATAAATTAGACTAATAACTTAATGGAGAGATAGGTTTGTCACTCCATATTTCCAATAACAGTATTGTATTGTAAAATCTGATAATTATTTATATACATATACGCAGGCTCATCGCTCACTGCAATATAATGCTTCTCTCAGCGTCATTATAGTCTATAATTTATAAATTTTCTATTTTTCATCATTTTTCTGTTTTACAGTACTTATAATTAAGTCAATATACTTTTTCAAAAAAAATATCGATCTAAAAATTATTAGTATTGCTAAAGTAATTACAGAATAAACAAATATAAAGCCTAAAATATTTAATATATCCAAAGTATAATCTGACACATCTAATCTAATTTTAAATATTATATTGTTATAAATTAATCCTAATAATACGATACTTAAATTTGTTATGATACTCAAAATAAAAGTTGAGGATATTTGTTTACATATTTCAATCTTAACTTCTTCATCATAACCTTTTAACTGATTATGCTTAAAGTCTACAAAAGTTCCAGCTAAAAACACTAAAGTTGTAATGGTAAATCCAATAAGCACTCCAAAGAAATTTATTAATTGAGAAAATAATTCTTTCATAAACTTTGGTTCATTATTAATTAACTTTAAACTCAATAGCACTAAAATAATAATAAATGCTATAAAATATAGAATATTGATATATTTGATTTTCTTATATTTTAATTCTTTAACATTTTTAATATTATAAGATTCTTTAATTAATTGTATTAAGCTTTTGATTCCTGTTTTCATCGTCCTCACTTCCGATTTTTTTCTCTTCAAATTTTTCTTGAAACTTTTCTTTTATTCTTTCAATAACATCAGTATCTGTAGTATCAATAGAAACTTCTATGATGTCTACTAATTTAGGAACCCTAGCTAAAAATGGATTGTTTTCTTTTAAAATATCACTGATTTTATTTATTAGTTCATTTATATTAATTTGATTCACATTATTTAACTGAATGTGCTCAGATCTTGTGGCTAATTCTGGTTTTACGACCATAGTTTTATGATTTTGATTTTCACCCTTTACGTACCATTCATCATAATTCCCTTTGTTGCTTAAATTCTCATAAATCTTTTTAACTTCTTTAACTATAGCTTTCTCTACTTTAGTTTTAAATTTTTTTGTCTCTTTAAAATTTTTTCTTTGTAAATCAGTATCGGCAAATATTTCGACATCTTCAAAACCTGGTGTATCATTAGCACCACTAGGGTCATAAGTATAAGCAAATTCATCTATATTTATTAGTTTATCTAACTCATCAAAAAAATCAGTAGAAGGAAGAGAATCTACTTTAATAGCTGGTTGTCTATATATCTTTAAACCAATTTCTTTGTTAGCTTGATTCCATTTTTTTATATATTCATATAACACAAACCTATATTTATTAAAAAAAGTATTAATCGTTGTCTTATTTATAATCGTATTATTATCTCTCGTTACATACATCATTCCATGTTGTCTAGTGATTACAATTTGAACTGTTTCTGGAACAGATTCATGTTTATCCAATTGTTTGTTTTTAGTATTGTCAATATTATTTTTAATATCTTTAATTTCTCCAAATTTATCTGTTTCAAGAGTAACTATACTATATTCGTTATTGTAAATTTCATAATCTATAAATGTCATTTTACACGTTTCATCAATGTGTGGTAACTCTACATATATATTATGATATTTTTCAGGGATAATTTTTAGAACTTTGAAAAACTCGTCTATAACATTAATTTCAAAGTGGTTTTTTATAACCTTCCCTTTATCATTACGCTCAATATCTTTCATATTTTTATATTTTGGTGTTCTAACTGAATAGACTCTTAGTGTATATGATTTTGACAATTCCCCATAAACCTCTTTCATGTGTAGTTTTTATATTATTATATATTTAGTTGCACAAAATAAAAAGGTAATATCTAAAAAAAGCAACTAATATCGGGGAATGATACTAGTTGCAACTACACACTTACATTATAACTTATGCAAATTGAATAACCTAATATCATACACTTTCCTATTCAATTATTTATAAATATCCTATCATCATTTAACTTCACAGATGGTATTATTCTTCTATCTACACCATTCTTTACTAACATTAAATTAAAGGATAGTATAATGCCTACCCTTTCTGCTGCATGAAGTTCTTTCCATATTTCTACTTCCTTGTCTGTCATTAGATCAGTAATAGTTATAGTAGTATTATCTTTAATACTCATAGCCCTATTGAACATATCATTTACATTAATCTGTTCTATTTTAGAACACATGGTTATCAGTCCTCATCTGGAATATCATTAATAATCACTGTTCTATTAGGGTGCTGTTCATGTATTTCATCTAGTGCTTTCCGTTTTTCTTCTTCCTCATCTTCTGGCCAATCACCAATATTAACAATAACAGGCGTTTCATATGCAAGTTCTTTTTTATCGGTAAATAACTTGTGATACTTACCTAGCATATCTCTAGCACGTAATCTATCACTAGGCTTAATAGGTACTTCTACCATTTCTACATGCTCATTGTACACTAAGTTCATTTTGTCGGTGTCTGGGTTGCGTTGAAACTCCCCACGTTTAACAACAACTTCTCTTACTTCACTCTCATCACCTACTGCTGCATTACTTAAGATATGAAGTAATTCGTTAGCAGATAGTACACCCTCATCAATTACCCTCTTACGTTGCTCATCAATATATTTTGCTACCTTCTTATTTTTAAGTAATCTGCTCCCCTGTTCACTTGCAGTATGAGGACTATAACCAGCTTTAATAGCACTTTGTGTAATGTTCAGTGTCTTTAGGTACTCTGACACAAATTTTTCTTGTCTAGGATTTAATTTACTCATTTTTTACCTCCTATAATTTATCTAATAAACCATTCAATAGTTGACGTATTCTTTCCCTACTTAAATTGAATATCTTTGCAATTTCATTCATTGATTTTCCTTCACATAATAAGAAAAATATGTAGTATTCCCTTCTAGTTCCTACTGCATAAATAAGTTGATCTAGTTCATTAAAGAACACTTGATTACCAGTATTCTCACTTAGTTCAAAAGGTTCGACTTCATCACTCAGTGAAAAGAAATCATCTACATTAGTATCATCATAGCTTACAATATTTGACGCTTTCTCTTTGTGATAGTCCATTATAAACTGTTTAATTGCTTGTTTATCGTACATCATGTAGCAACACTTACTTTATGCTTATAAGCGTATAAATCACGTTGTAGGCGTTCTATGAGGCTATAATCTATCGTTGAACCATTAGATTGCATGTAATACATAATTTCCTTTTGTTCACTAGGTGTATATGATTAATGACTTGTTTTAATTGCTGCATGTTTCTATTCGATTTTGTTTTGAAACGTTTCATTTTTTCTTTTTCACCAATAATATCAATCACTAACTTTTCTAAAGGATAAGAAATAGATACAACGCCATAAACATCATTTGTAGTCATATGTGACATATTTAAGTGATACATCATCTCTATTTGCGTAGTAATAGCTTTAATCTTAGTGTTTATAAACTTAGGATTATACTCTGTTAGTAAAGCATACTCAGATATTTTAGTTTCATGATAGGATAATGTGTGACTAATTCTTTTAAGGATCATATATGCACCTCACAGATAAAATGAGCCTATCGCTAAGGATAGGCGTGTATGATATTAACCTTTGATAATGCGATTTTCTCTAGCCATCTGCATAAAACTTACATCTCTTTTTGATTTTTGTGATAATTCTTTTCTACGTTGTTCATTATTATTTTGGTTAATTTGAGCCTCAACGACATCTAATAATTTATCACGATCTTTATCTGACAAATCAGTTTCTAACATGATGTGATTGGATACCTTATCTAAATTGTGTTTTCTAGTCATTATTTATCACCTCTAAATTTAAGTTTATGATTGTATTGATCTGTAAATGGTAATTCTATACCTGTAATGTATGGACTGTATAGAATATCTCTAAAGTGATTTCGCAATTCCCTTTTTACTTCATCATCTTCATCAAAGTTTTCTCTATGATATGGAATAGTGTAACGGTTATACTCTTCTTCGTATTTAGCATTTAAATCATTAATTTCAGTTAATACTGTGTTAAATTCTTCAATAATTGGCTTGAATTTTGCTAATATACGTTCTTTGTCTTTTTTGTACAAATGAGGTAAATCTGCTTGATGTTTAATAAGTTCAATTGCCTTTTTACGTCTAGCCTCGTCAAATACTTCTTTTTTAGTCGATAAGCGTTTCTCTAAGGCTTTCAGTTTCTTCTCATTGCTATCAAATGTAGTATAGAGTTCATCAGCCTCATCATCTTGTGAGTTAGCAATTAGTTCTTTATATTTAACTTTATCTTCCTTAATTCGTTGCGTGAGTTCTTGACGTTCTTTTTCAAGTTTATTGATATTCTCTCTTTGACCTGTCACATATTCATTGTATTCATCAAAGTATTTAGCTGTTTTCAATGATATACCTCGTTTCAGTTATATTTTTTAAAATTATTACTCTTGTGCAATCTCAGCAGCACCACGTACTAGATAACCTTAAATCTCAGTTTTCTTTAACGCCTCATATCGCTTTAAACTACCTTCGATATGACGCTTGATACTTCTTAAGGCTAATTCTTTCTGTTCCTCAGATTTAACCATGAAATAACCTCTTGCATCTTTTTTATAGCTATATCCGATTGGATAACCATAATCAACTACTAAACTATTAATCGTATTTCTTAACCATCTATCGTTGTTTCGGTTAAATTCCATATTCAATTGATTAAATATATTTTGCTTAGTAATAATCTCGTGCTTAGTGTTGCGTAATACGTTTAATACTCTGATATAATCGTTCGTTAATTCTTTTTCAATTGTTATTGTCATTGTTTTATCCTCATTTCATTCTTAATTGAGCAGACCTAAGTAAATGAGGAGGTATTAAATGAAACAAATCAATCAATTTACAATTTTTAACTATTTTGCATTCGTGATTTCAGCGAGCAAGAAACTAACCAATCTACATAAAAGTATAATTACTTCTATAACACTATTATACTAAATTTACACCTAAATAACAAACAAATGTTCTTATTTTAGCAACGTTTATATAACTTCTTAACATTCCATTTAACACTATAAATAAAGCGTTTATACTACTTTTCATACAATTTCACACACTTTCTATTATAGAACTTATGTTCGTTTTTTGCCTTAACTCAATCTAAAATCATTAACAAATCTTAACAATTACGATTTACATAAAAAAGCCATGCCCCTATTAAAGTGCATGACCTATAATTTTTCGCTTTCACTCCATCATAATAAGACTGTTTCAATTCATTCAGTCGCTTAATCAATACTTTACTATCAACTTCATTAGCCTGTTCATTCTGAATAAACTCAGTAATGATTTTCAAGCCCTCAACTAATTCTGGTGCTGGTTCATTAATTCCGGTAGCTAACTGATACAATGCCTCCATATTACCTATAACATCTGCATTACTAGTTTGAACGCCCTCAAGTTCATCTATATTGAAATCTTTACTCATGTAGTCGAACATGTCACTATTATTACTTTCTGCAAAGGTTTCTAGGCCGTACATGAAATACTCATTATCAAACATGAAACTAGCCATCATATCGCTTATAGTGTCATTTGTACCATCTGGTTTTTCATAACCTGCATAATGCCCCTCAATGCTCTCTATAAGTTTCTCAGTATGCTTCTCTGAGGCAATCTCAAAAGATTTTCTCACTTCACAATCTTTTATCAATACATGAGCGTACATCTTCCCTTTGCTCATCAGATATACAACATTAAATGGATCGTTATATATCTTAAATGCAAAAGGTACTTTATAACTACTTTCACATAGTCCGGTGAAATATCTTAATAATGTTGCTGCTCTAGTTTCAAATTCATTTGCTATAATTTCAACGTTCATACTATACACGTTCCTTTCTTTTAATCATCAAGTTTTCGTTAGCTTTTCCAACTTTACCGATACTTTCAAATTTATATCTTTCAAAATATTTTGTATTATTATCGCTCTCAGTCCATAAGCAAGCCTCAAGATTAAGTTTTGTAGAAATTGCCAATACATCTTTTAATAGGATTTTGCCATGTCCTTTTTTAAGTGAATTTAAATTATCTATTTCAATGATCCAATCACTATTAAAATATTGACTAAGTAACGGATTAGGCTTTCTAATATTAAACTTTATTAGTGCTTTGAAATCTTTAGTTATCAATGATATATCCCTACCAAAACAATAGAGATAATATTTTTTATTTAATAAAATAACTTCTTGAATAAAGATTTTATGAGTTTTAGTAGAATTAGTTAAAAGACTTATAATCAAACCTTTAGCCATGTTTTCTTGTTCTTTCTTCACATGCTGCTGAAATTTATTATTATTTATAAACATCTTAAATTGTTGGTGTCCTATTTCTGTAATTGTTGGCATACTTAACCTCCGTATTTAATAATTGTGTACGATACACAGAGCTGTACACTACATATTTTTTAAATGTGTACCAGTTAAAACGTTGATACAAGTTGGTTTAAAAGATTAGTACACAGAGTACACACTATTTTCAAAAATATTTGTATATTGAATAAATGTAATAATTTTTAAGCAATTAAAGTTTTTATTAAAATATATTATTACTGTGTACTTTGTGTACAATGTGTACTACTTATCTTAAAACGTTGATATCATAACTTTTATAGAGTACACACTCTTTTAAAAAGAATGTGTACATATGTGTACTAAATTTCACATGTATAAGGACTATGTGAAACTGAAAAGTCAAAGCCTAATTCTTCTACAATACTTTTTTTAATTGCATATCCTAAATGTCTTTCAGAATTATGTCTAACTTGTTTTTGAAGTCTATTCTTATCTGTGATTAAATAGCCTTTTTTCTCCCATTGAGATGTAATAGTTTGAGTTTCATATCCTAACTTAGCTTTAACAGTTTCATTTTTAATACATAAATAATCAGATTTATAAACTGCTATAATCTCGCCATTATTAACTGGACTATATCCCTCACCAATGATATTGTTTCGATTAGCGTCTAAATATTCCAATAGTCCCTCAAGCATTTGTTTAGGTTTATCTATTGTTTTATTATTATTCAACATATTTTCATATGCTTGGTTAATAATCTTATAGTAATCATGTTCAAAGCCATCAATATCATTAAGAATTTCACCAGTAAGCTGTAATAAGGCAAAACACTTCCCAATACGTTGCATTACTTCATTGATACCTTTCTCATTAAAATATCTTAAATAGCTTTCAAAACTTTCTTTGTATTCATCTTTTTTTGATTGATATTGTTTAATAAATTCAATTCCTAGAGTGCCATAATTCTCTCTAAATTCATGATCTAACGAGATGAAATCATAATTATCTGGATAAGGTTGTTCTTCTAAAGTAACGACACGAGCAGATACTCCTGCTTTATCTTCTGCCATATTCGTAATTGAGGCCTCACCAGTAGAAAGCATGATATTTTTCCATTCTTTCTTTTCATCAATAGTTAAATTCTTATTACTTCGGCTTTTACTTTCACCACTTGAATAGTTGTAGACTGCATTAGCTATAAAATTAGGTGATATATTACGTGTATCATCTTTAAACATTGGAAAAGAGTTCAAAAATGCAGCCATAGCCTCAATACTATTTCTAGTAGAACTCCATGTAGTTGTAAGGTCAGTAGTTCCCCACACACTAGCCACTAAGTTCAATGTAAATGTTTTACCTGTTGAAGTACTTCCAGCAAGTTCAACAATAAATGGCATAATATCAAATTCATATAGTAATACTGAACCTAGTGAGGCGTATAACATCACCATTACCATAGGCAAATCTTTAATTTTTACAAATACTTTTTTTGAATAATCTTCAATTGTTCCTTTAGATTTAAATGAATTGACTAACTTTTGAAAACCTTTATCATTATTGAAAAACTTTATATTTTTGTGTTCCATTTCGTCCTTATATGGATAAATGAAATAATCTTTTACATGTCCTAATCGAGTTGCTACTTTTATATTGATAGGTGGACTATATCTCTTAGATTGATTAATATAATCAACTAATTTTGATGAAGTATTTGAAGTTACATCTAGTTTCCTATTTGCTAATTTGAGAAGTTGTCTATTATCTGTGATTTCTTCGGCAGTAACATTTAAATTTACTGGTGTTCTATTATCAAAAAAGTGCATGTTATAACTCACTTCACCATTTTCAATATTTTCATATCTAGTATTGATTTCTGGAATAGTAGTAGTGATAAATCTTTCTTTATCTGGTTCACCATCTTTTCTACTTGGAATAACTTGATAAAGTGCTGCACCATAACTATTAGGTTTCACTTTGTAACCATCTGGAATAATATTGGGAGTATATGTCTTTTTATTCATATTCTCTTTAATTTCGTTCATAATTTCATCATTAGTAAAGTTCATAGAAAACTCCTCTCTAGTTGTTATAGTGTTTTTTCATAATAGAATAAAAAGTAGCATTAATTTCACGTTCATTCATTGGTGGTGTGCATGATTGCCCCCACATCTGAGCAAAGGCATAAATTATATGTTCATTTACTCTACGATTGAATAAGTGTCCTAAAATGCTTGCTAGTGACGAATTACGCCCACCTTCACTAACGCCAAATGCTTTTTCTTGCCAATGACTTGGATCGCGTCTTTTGAAGTTTCGAGTAGAATTTTCTTTACTAGATATATCAAATAATTTAGCCCACTCTTTAAGTACTGATTTATCTAAAATTGCAGCGTCGCTAAATTGATATTCAAAAGGACTTTCTTTACTTTTTCTGACTGGTAAAGCCATAGCCCTAGATGGTTGATAACTGCCCTCATCAATTTTGCACGCTATTTTTTGTGCTAATGTTCTTACATATGCACGATATTCATTTGCACTTATACGTTCACTCAGTGGCACATATAAGCGTATTCTAGGACTTTCATTTGTGTGTCTGAATGTTGTATGCCAAAACCATGCAAAGCCTTCTAATTCGCTTTTAATTGACTTGTGTAGCATGTTTAAATCATCTTCATCATCATAATCAAGTACAAGTACATCTCTATAAAGTACATTGTCATCATTTCTGTATTTTTGATATTCATGGCCTTTATCATCTACACCGTCAGAAAGATCACCGTATACTGCTGTTCCTCTAGCATATTTATTTATATTATTTTGTGGAATGGATAAACGACTAATTAATTCACTCCACTTAGGTTGAGAGAAGTTTTTGAATGAAGTTGATTTTTCGTTTCCATACCAAACCACACTCACTTGAGTATCATTTTCTAATTGAATTACGCTCAATTTTATACCTCCATGTATTAAAACAAGAGCAAAGATGTTATAATACAAATGGAGTATTTTCTTATTGCTCTTGTGTTTTATAAATTTTGTATATTACGCGTTATCTGATTCCTCGCCAAAGTTCTCAGATGACGCTTTTTCTATTTCACGGATTTTCATCATAATGTCATCAAAATCTCTCATATACATAAGCATTAAATCAATAACTTGTGTGTTTTTGATACGATGCTCGTGATATTTCCAGCCATGCGTATATATTTCTTTTTTAGTTAACATATGATTAGGTTCATGTGTGAAATACTCATCATCAAACCATACAAAAGATGTTACGACATCATTAATTTTTTCTTGTACTACTTCTAAATCATCAAATAAATTTCTTAATTCCCAATCCATTATTGCTTAACTCCTTAACTAATTTTTTGTTTATTATAGATTTCTTTAGCTTCAATTAAACTTTCTAAAGTACGCTTACAGTAGTCTATTTTCTCCAAATCTTCACGACTGAAGAAACTTAACTGACTTTGACTTTCAAATATAATTTCTTCTTCATTTTTAATAATCCAGTTGATAGCACGCATGATATTTTGTTTATTCACATCTAATTTAGCAGCCATTGTTTCACTCCACTTCAATATTTCCAACAATATAATCCAACGCCCATTCTAAAATGCCGATCACATGTCCTTCTCTATCTGTTGTATGTTCATGTTCACCCGTGTTATCTATAACGGAATAGTAGTAAATTTCTTTATCTTCATTCATAACATCACTTAATGTCATTGTTACTTCATCAAGAATAGAAAATGCCTCATCTTCAAAATCTAATTCAGCAAGAATGTTAAATAATTCTTTATGAACTAGTTTTAAAATGTGTTCATAAAATGCTGTATCATCATAGCGGTAATCCGTTATGGAATGAAATCTATCTTTCGCTGATAAGAATATGTCCTTATCTTTTTCATATAATACTTTTTCTAATACTTGAACCACTTTTGATAATTGATATTTTTGTTTAATTTCCATTTCCTATACACTCACTTTCTTATCTTTAAGTTCGACAATTCTATTAATATCTAACTCCATACATGCAATAGCTATGTTAGGACTAACTTCAGGAAAATGTTTCTTAAATACATCAGGCGCTATATTTAAAATTAAATTCCCTTCAACATCTTTCACACAAAACCAACCGACGACGCTTTTTGTTATCACTACTTGTTGTTTCATATCTTTATCCTCCTAAATTGTGCTAAGTAACTTCTTAACATTAATCTGTTTTAAATCATTGTTGTGTATGTCCATATGTGATGTGATTTTCTCCATAAATTCATCTACATCAGATTTCTTAAATCGGTATGTGCTGCCTACCATATAGTACTTAAGCCCGTTATTAATAAGTAACTCCTCAATTGTTGGTTTACTTAAATTTAGGTATTCAGCTAATTCTTTGTAGGTCATGAAGAATTTTTCTCTAGCCAATTCATCTACACGTTGATTAATGGCTTGCTCTAGTAATGCACGTGCTTCTTGTTCATCTATATTGATGTTGAACATTGGTTAAGCCTCCTTTTTATTTAAAGATTCTATCCCTAAAAATTCATTTGGTGTAACTTTTAAATAATTACATAATTTCAAAATTACGGATAAACTAGGATTTTGAGTTTTCTCATAATACAAACCATATAAAGTTGTTTTAGCTATACCTGTACCCTCATGAACTTTTGCGATTGATGATTTATTAATTGCTATCAATACACGAAATTCATTTTTCATCATACTCACTCCTTTATAACAGAAGTCTGTGATATTTTTTTATAATCTGTTATTAATGTCATTGTATGCTTTATAAAAATAAATGTCAATACTCAAAACTATTTTAGTGAACTCTGTCTTTTTTTAGCGTTATATAGTAATATATCTATATAAATATTTGGAGGTAAAAATATGATTCAAAGTAGATTATCGGTATTAATGGCTGAAAGAGGTTTAAAAATATCTGATTTATATGAGGAAACTGGAATTTCAAAAACCACATTAATGGCAATCGCTGAAAATACTGGTAAAGGTGTTCAATATGATACAGTTGATAAATTATGTAATTTTTTAGGTGTAACTCCATGTGAATTTTTTGAGTATTCACCATATCTAGTTAGTTTTAGAATGGATAAAATTAAGTCAGATCGAAATATTCCTATTGATTATACAATTACAATTAAAAATCAAAATTACGAAAAACTCTTTTACTTATATGTTTTTATTTATCTAGGGAATTCTTATGACATTCCCGTTAGAAAAGATGAATTTAAAGCTTATATTGATATTAACCTAGAAAGTTCAGAACATTACAATGATGAAGAGTTTTATAATTTTATTTCTGATTTAACCATTTCATTTAGAACTGATTTTATAAATAAAATCATAGGCTCTATTACATCATTATTGTTAGACTTTGAAGAAGTAAGAACTATTGATAGCAAAAACATTAGTTTTAAAAAAGGCGATTATATTGCTTTAGGATTATTTAGAGAAAGCAAATATGAAACACTGAAAAAAATTACACTCAAATAAAGGTGAAAATTATGGCAAGCTATGACCAAATCGCTAAAAATAACTGGCGTTATCGCATTTCACTTGGTAAAAACGTAGACACTGGCAAATACGAATACATATCTAAGACTGGTTTCAAACGTAAATCAGACGCTAAACATCAAGCTGAAATGATTGAACGTCAATTAAGAAATGGTGATTATATTGCCCCTTCTTCTAGCACCTTCAAACAAGTAGCTGATGATTGGCTTAAACAGTATGCTAATGATGTAAAAGTAAGTAGTGTCAGAGCACGTGAGAAAGCTATACAGCACGCCATAGAGCGTTTTAATACTAAACCAAAACCATCAAGAAACATGATTATCAGCGCTTTGTGGACGATATGA